AATTGCCTCCCTGCTAGCTACTGGAATCCCGCACACTTCGGTAGCTACCATTGTTGGCATCTCGCCTGGAAGGGTCTCTCAGCTCCTAAAAGAGGAAAGCTTCCAAACGCTCTTGGCAGAAAAGCAAACAGAAGTCGCAGAGAAGGACACAGAAGAAACCAACCTCTCAGCGAAGTATCTCGAAGCCGAGCACATTCTCTTGAAGCAAGTCATTGAGATGGCACCAGTCTCAGAACTTCGAGATGTGACAGCAGCACTTCGTGTTGTAGCTGAAAGGCAGGAGAAGGCCAAGACACGTACGACACCAATCTTGCAGCAGAGTCCAGTCTACAATACGATCGTTCAACTTGGTCTGCCAGCTCATGCAGTGCCAGAACTTAGCTTCGGTCAGAATCGGGAGGTAACAGCAATTGAAAACAGAAACCTTGCACCTCTCGGATCAGCAGGAGTTCTTGGACTATTCAACGCAATGCGAGCAAACACAAACAAGCAAGAAGGAGACAAATATGAGCCAGCAAGAACTCTTGAAGAAGCAACAGGAAGCCCTCCAGAAGCTCTTCCCAGCAAGGAATCCATTGCCGTTGGCAAACTAATCAGTGGAGCTACTAAGTTCCTTGACTCTTTGCATCCTGCTCCCCTTGCTGAGAGTTTCTGATATGGCAGAACAGATCAAGATCCGAGGTTCTGCTGAAGTTCCTATGCGGATAGTAGACAGGAAGATCAAGAAGACCCTCCTGCAGGATGACATTGAAGAGAGCAGACGCTACCTTGACGAAAACTTGGGGCGTCTTGCTGCTCTTTCTACCATCATAGAAGGCAACGGGAAGCCTCTTGGCGTAACAGCCAACCAGGATGTGGCAGCCCGTGCCTTAGATTCTCACCTTCTGGAAGAAATAGGACGAAGTCCCAATCGAGTCGGGCGCATCTCCTTGCAAGGTCTTCCGCTTCCAACCCAGAAGATGGCAATCATCCAAGAGAAGGCCCGTATGCTCCAAGCAAAAGGCCAGGAAGCCTCGCCTGCCGCTATCATGACAGCCTACAATGGCGAGAATCAAGAGGAAATGAAGAGGAAAACAGGAAAGAATTATGTGGAATGGCTCTCCCAAGCTCTGATAGACATTGCATTGACCCCTGGAAACGAGGAAGCCAAAGCCTTAATGGCGCCTCTCCTGGAAGTCAACAGCAGGAATCGTCGCTAAGAGAACATGAATCAGCCTCAAACTCAAGTCCTCCCTTCAGAACAGCAAACCCTTTCAGTATCCTTGGCTGATGCATATGCTCGTGGAGAGAATGATATCAATTTCTTCGCAGCCTTATGCATGCCTGAGATCTTCCTCTTTCCACTGCCTATCTTCTATATTGCAGCCTGGCAACTTATCAGCTCAGATGACGAAGATCGTCTCAATTCTCTGTTTCGCTTTGCTTTGGGTTTGCCACGGGGCCATGCTAAGACTACATTCGTCAAGATTCTCATTGCTTGGATGATCTGCTATGACAAAGCTTCCTTCATACTTGTTGTTTGCAGCAATAGTGGCTTGGCAGAGAACCTTCTGGCTGACATTGATGACATACTCTCCTCAGACAACATCACCGCAGTCTATGGACAGTGGGCTTCGACAAAGGCTATTGACTCTAAAGACACAAAGAAGGCAGCCTATCATGGGCGTTCGGTCACACTTGTCGCTCGTGGTTGGTCAGCGGGTATACGAGGAATCAACTTAAAGAACCAGCGCCCAGACTTCATCTTCTGTGATGACGTACAAACCAAAGACAATGACCTATCTCCTACGGAGAGGGAGAAACTTTTGAACGAGCTGGTAGGTACTATCTTCAAGGCCGTCTCCCACCGAGGCCGTCGTACCATTGTCTATGTAGGCAACCTATATTCTGACGAGTGCATCCTTGAGCAATTTAGAAGGAATCCTCATTGGACTTCTCTGGTAACTGGGGCTATCCTAGAAGATGGAACTCCTCTTTGGCCTGAACTTGTCTCCTTGGAAGAACTCAAAGAAAGCTATGAGCACGATGAAGCCCTTGGCTTGGCTCATATCTGGTTCGCTGAGGTTATGAATGATCCCCAAAGCGTCCTTCATAGCCTGCTGCCTAGGCCAATCCCAGCCTGTGACCAGGAAGAACTTGTCCTGGATGATGGAGCATATCTAACAATTGATCCAGCAGGTTTCCGTGACAACTCTGATGACAATGTCATAACAGGCTTCAAGAAGTTTGATGACCGTGGCTATGCCGTGGCTATGAACCGCAAGCTCAAAGACCCAAGTGAGATTGTCAAAGAAGCTATCAGAATGGCCCTGGATATTGGAGCCTCTCTCATAGGTGTCGAGTCAGTAGGCTATCAGCAGACCTTAGGCTTCTGGATCACGTTCTTTCTCAAACAGATGAATGTGACTCATATCACAGTGGTTGAACTGCATCCCCATGGACGTTCTAAGGAATCTCGTATTCGTCAGTATGTGGCTGAGCTTTACAAGGGAACCCAGCACATCCTTGACGCAGAATGCCGTCGCGAGTTCACATGGCAAGGCTCTCTTTACAAGTTCGGAAAGAAGAAGAACAAGGACGACATTCTTGATGGCTTCGCCTATTCCCTCGATATAAGAAACGAATACTGGCATCTTATCAGACCTCTTGGTCAGTATGCTCCACTTGTGGATCACAATCTTTGCTCAGTAGAGCACAATGGCTGTTTCTAACTTTCAAACATCAAACCGGAGAATCAAACATGGCTTCCAATCCTCAAGCTTTCTCAGTAAGTGTTCCTAAGACCGCAACAGTTCCTTCAGCCGAGGCTCAGAAGGCTATCATTGCTTTCTCCTCTCAGATTCTAACGGAACATAAACGGAACACTGACTATCTTGACAAGATGGAAGCTGTGGATGTGGCCTATGCTCGCTATCAAAGCAGCAAAGATGCTAATGGCGTAGTGAAGATGCAAGGCATTGACGCTGCTACGACTCCAGTTGGTGTCATGAACCTTCCTTCCACAACTCCGCCTGTCGTAGTCTCTCAGGTAGACTCGATGGTAGGCTACCTCGCCGAGGTCTTTCTCTCAGGCTCCCCTCTCTTTCCTATCGTCAGCAATCCAGGAAACAGAACCCAAGCTGAGACCCTTGAGAGCTTGTTGGATGACCATGCAACTTTGGGAGGCTATGCCCGTCAGCTTCTTCTTTTCCTACGTGATGGTGTCAAGTACAATCTCTCAGCCATTGAAGCTGACTGGACCTCCGTGACACAATACTCTTTGTCAGAAGAGCTCTTGGAGATGGACAGAAACAAGCTCTCCAAAGCCCTGACCTACTACACCAAGATCAATCGTTGGGATCCCTACAACACTGTCTGGGATAGGACTGTTTCGCCAGGAGATGTTGCAGCCGAAGGAGACTACGCGGGACATATTGAAATTCTCAGCAGAACCAAGCTCAAGCGCTTGTTGAATAGGCTTTCGGTTGAGGGCGAAGTCATAAATGCTAGGGAGGCGTTGACAGCTAAGATCCAAAACGGTGCCGAGTCCCTCACCAACTATCGTATCCATCCTCAGATCTCAGACTACGTCACAGCTCGTCGTCCTGTTGATGGTATCAACTACTACGAATACATCACTGGCCTCAAAGAGACTAACAAGAGTGGCTTGGTAGGAAACTACGAAGTCTTCACTTTCTATGCCCGTATCATGCCATCCGACTTCAAGCTCTATGGTACTGAGACCAAGACTCCGCAGATCTGGAAGTTCCGTGTTATCAATGGAAGTGTTGTGATCCAAGCCAAGCGCATCATCTCGGCCTATGACTTTCTGCCAGTCTTGTTTGGTCAGCCTCTCGAAGATGGTATGGGCTACCAGACCCAGAGCGTGGCTGAGAGCAACATCCCCTTCCAGACCGCAGCCTCCACCCTCTTGAACATTCGCTTTAATGCTGCCCGGCGAGCTGTCTCAGACAGGGCTCTCTACGACAGCGACTTGATTAGCAAAGCTGACATTAATGCTCCTGTTCCAGCAGCCAAGATCCCAGTCAAAAGCAACAGTCTGGATCAGGGCAAGAAGATCTCGGATGCCTATTATCCCATCCCCTTCGACCCGCGTGGCACTGAGACAACGATTCAGGATGCTATGACCATTGTCTCCTTCGGTAAGGATCTCAGTGGCCTGAATAATCCCATGCAAGGTAAGTTCCAGAAGGGCAACAAGAGCGTCCAGGAATGGAATGATACCATGGGAGGAGCTGACTCCAGGCTTCGTCTCCCAGCCCTGACTCTCGAATACCAAGTGTTTATGCCCCTCAAGGAAATTCTCAAACTGAACATCTTCCAGTATGGCCAAGATACCAAGACTGTCTCCCAACGTTCAGGCAAGGAATTCACTGTCAAGATCTCTGAGCTTCGGAGCGTGGTTCTAAGTTTCCGCGTAGCTGATGGCTATACACCAAAGAGCAAGCTTGCTGGCACCGAATCTATAGTTCAGGTCATGCAGCTCATTGGCCAGAGTCAGATCCTCCAGCAAGTCTATGGCCCAATGCTCCCTGCTATGCTCTCTCATCTCGGTCAGTTGCTGGGAATCCGTGGCATGGAAGAGTACAGCCCTGACTTCAGACAAGCACAACAGAATCTCCTAGCTTCGCAAACTATGAATGCGGGTGTTGATCCTAGGACTGGCCAGCCTATGAACCCAGCAGATCAAGCCGCTTCGATGGCAAGTATGGCCCAAGCAATGCAAGCAATGCAACAACCCCCCACCAACCAAGGAGCTTAATAGATGTCAAACCTTTTCCCTTTTCCAACTCTCACAAAGACAGAAGAGGATATCCTTCTCGAAGTCTTTGGCAATCCCGTAGTAAAGAAGTACCTTCAGGTTCTTTCCCTCAACGATCTCGTAGAATTGGCAGAAATCTCAGCCATTCAACGGTCAAGCGAGGACATTGCTCTGATGCATGCAACAATCCGTGGCAAACTCTCTGTTCTTCAAACCCTTATTTCTCTCTCAGACAAGGAGCAACAATCATGACAACTTCAGTAAAAGTGACAGCCCACTGTTCAGATAAATTAGAAGTACATATCAGAACAGATGAAGGTGATAAGACCTTTATTCAAGCCCTACAGAATGGGGAATCTGCTGAGGTCTATGTCTATGATAGAAAATCTATCACTGTATACGAATGCAATAAACCTATCAATCTAGAGGAGCAACAATCATGAACATCATGGATCTTTTCAAACCCGCCGCTAAAGTGGCAGATACGAATCAGAACAATCAAGGCCAGAATCAGAACAACCAGAATGCTGGAAAGACTGATGATGTAACGAAAGCCAACGCAGATGCAGCTGCTGCTAATGCTAACAAGGATCCTAACAATCCTGCCAAAAGCGCAGAAAATCCGCTTGACGTTTACGCCAAACTGTTCCAGAATGCCTCTGCGAACTCGGAAATACAAGCGCCCTCTTTCAACATCGACCCCAAGATCATAGGGGATGTGGCAGCTAAGATGGACTTCACTCAGGGCATCAACCCTGAAATAGTCCAGAAAGCTAACGGAGGGGACGCAGCAGCAATGATGCAGCTCATTCAAGCTGTAGGCCAGAATTCCTACCGTGCAGCTCTTGAGCACGCTACAAAACTCACAGATACCCACCTCGGGCAACGCTCTGAGTTTGAGAGCAAGAGGCTTCAGAAAGGCGTCAAAGACCAACTGACGTCAGATGCTCTCACAAACCAAGACAACGCCAATACAAGCCATCCGCTAGTAAAAGCGGAACTCAATCGTGTAGCAAAGCAGTTCGCAGCCTCTCCTGAGTACGCAGATGCTACTCCTGCTGAGATTGCCAAGGCAGCTTACAACTACATGAATGATCTTCACAAGGCTCTGAATCCAGCAGACCCCTCCAAGACCAAGGAAGGGAAAGCTAAACCGGCTGAAGTTGACTATGTCAAGTACCTCGGATTTGACAACAGCTAACTGAAAGCCATAAATCTTTTTCTTCTTTCTCTTGTAAAGGAAAATTAACATGTCTCTTCTGACTGGCATCTTCAACACGACGCAGAACCCGACTGAGCTGAATGCTCGCTCGTTCTCTGACGTCATTCTTCGTCTCTTCCCCAATGGCTCGGCCCCTCTCTTTGCTCTGGCTTCTCAGACTGGCAAGAAGAAAGCCAAGTCCTCGACTCACGGCTACTTCAGCAAGACGATGACTTTCGTCTCGACTACGTCGACCGCTGGTGATACCGACTCGGCTACTACGCTGACTGTCGGCTCGACCACTGGCATGACTGCCAACATGGTTCTGCACAACCTTCGCACCCGTGAGAGCGTCCGCATTGTCAGTGTCACCAACTCGACCCAGGTTGTGGTGAGTCGTGCCTTTGGCCGTGTCGCTGCTGCTGCTATGAACGCTGCTGACAAGATCATCCAAGTCGGTACGGCGTTTGCTGAAGGCTCTCAGCGTCCTGCGGCTC